GGAGACAAGATTTATAAAAATCATCTTAATAAATTAATAGAATGTATTAAAATCATACTGAAAGAACACGGCTATGACTTCTAAAAAAGCACCACGCAAACGTGGACAACTAGCACTAGAAGAACAAGAATTTATTAGAAACAACATAGGAACTCTATCTATAGAAGAAATAGCAGAATCTCTTAATCGCACAGTTAAACCTATAGAAAGATATGTAACTGAATCTAAAATAGGCATACAATCTAAAGATGAGCAAGAGAACGACAGAACATTACGACAAAAATTACACATTAAAACTTTTTGGATAGAAATTACAAAGCAATTTGATGAATCCACAGGAGAACTACAATACTTTGAAGACACATGGATTGGTTTGGTTAAACAATTCAGAGAAGATGTATTACCAGCAGAAGAATTACAAATTAAACAATTTATAACTATAGATATTCTTATCAATAGATCTATGAAGGAACGAAAACGCCACATAGCTGACACTGAAAAATTACAAACAGATGTAGATAAAGAATATGAATTACCAGAAGATGTACGAGACGGTCCTAAATTAGCAAATCTAGAAACACAGTTGAGCTTCGCTCGTAATAGCATAGCTAATTATACTAACGAATATACTAAGCTTTTAAACGAGCAACAAAAGATAAGCAAAGATTTAAAAGCAACTAGAGAACAGCGTATCAAACGTATAGAAGACGGCAAAAGTAGTTGGATCGGATTGATTCGTATGCTAGAAGACGAAGAGATTAGAGAAAAAGAAGGACGAGAGATGGAAATTATGAATATGGCTGTAGAACAACAGACCAAAAATCTTAGTGAATACCATACCTATCAGGACGGAGAAATAGATACTCCCCTATTAACCCCAGAAACAATAAGGGCAAAAGAAGATGACTAAAAAGACTGCTATTGTAACAGGCATCACAGGACAGGATGGATCATACTTAAGTGAATTATTATTACAATATAATTATACCGTAATAGCATGTAAACGCCGTTCATCCACTAATAATCTAGAACGAGTAGCTCATTTAATAAATAATCCTAATTATATACTTACAGAGTTTGATCTAACTGATCCCAGTGGAGTCCACCAAACTATTAAAGAATACCAAGCAGATGAATTCTACAATCTTGCTGCACAATCTCATGTAGGCACCAGTTTTAAACAACCGTCTACTACCTTTGAAATTAATACTATTGGCGTTACAAACATCCTAGAGGGTATTAGACACTATTCTCCGCAGACTAAGCTCTATCAAGCTAGCACCAGCGAAATGTTTGGTCGTAACTATTCTACTCAAAAGAATGGTAAACAATATCAGAATGAACAAACTGAAATGTTACCACAAAGTCCCTACGGAATCGCTAAACTAGCAGCTCATAATATGATAGAAATATACCGTAGTGCTTATGATATGTTTGCTTGTTGTGGTATATTATTCAATCATGAAAGTCCACGAAGAGGTGAAAACTTCGTAACTCAAAAAATCGTAAAATGGATCAAAGGCTATATAGCTAGTGGCAAGTCATCTGATTTCCCTAAGTTGAAACTAGGAAACTTAGCAGCTCATAGAGATTGGGGACACGCCAAGGATTACGTAAGAGCCATGTGGATGATGCTTCAAGAAGAGACCCCGAAGGATTTTGTTATTGCAACCGGTGAAACTCATAGCGTACAAGAATTTCTAGATTTAGCATTTAAAAGTGTACAATTAAACCCAGAGGATCATGTTGAGATAGATCCTGATTTATTTAGACCCGCAGAAGTTGAGTATCTATGTGGAGATCCAACATTAGCTAAAAATACTATAGATTGGTATCCACAGGTAACTTTTGAAGGTTTAATACAAGATATGTTAGAAGAAAGTTAATAAATGACACAACGAAACTTCCAAGACCCAAATTATAAGAAATGGAGAAAAGAAGTATACAAGAGAGATGGCTTCAAATGTCGATGGCCTAACTGTAAAGCCAGAGGAGGCTTGAATGCTCACCACATTAAAACATGGGCCCATTACCCCGGATTAAGATTTGACCCTAATAACGGCATAACTCTTTGCAGACGACACCATAAACAAATCCAAGGTATGGAAGACAATTATGAAGCTGTATTTCTCAAAATACTAGCCCATGATAGACTTCAGTAATTTTAAAATAATAGTAGACACGAGAGAACAGCAACCGTGGGAATTCAATAAAATGGAGAAAACTGTAGCTAAATTAGATACAGGTGACTATTCATTGCAAGGATTAGAAGAATTCTTCTGTATTGAACGAAAAGGCAGCGTTAGTGAGTTTGCTAATAATATAACCGAAAAGCGATTTAATGACGTAGTAGAACGACTATCTAAAGTACAACATGCCTTCTTACTATTTGAATTTAACCTAGAAGACATACTAAGATATCCAGTAGGATCTACAGTACCCAAACGTATGTGGAGTAAATTAAGAATATCTCCTAAATTTATTCTCAAACACCTAAATGAGCTCCAGCTACTGCACAACGTTAAAATATTATTCTGCGGTGATGCTGCCAACGCAGAGAAGATGGCCTTAGCACTTATGAGAAAGATGTATGAGTTATACGGACAACCCAAATCAGACGTTTGATGATGCCTGGCTAGGTCTAGGTGATTTATCAAAAATTGTAATTCCAAATAATCCTATGATTAATAGGACCGAGGAAGAAATTGAAAATCCAGACATGCATCTGATGAAGCTATTAAGAGATCCTCATAATGTGGGGGCGACTTGCAAGCTATTATTTAATATAGAACTACATCCTATGCAGTGTGTTATATTACAGGAATTTTGGCACCGGCCTTTTCCTATGTATATAGCTTCTCGTGGTTGGGGTAAATCATTTCTTATGGCTTTATATGCCATATTAAAATGTACTTTTACTCCAGGTACGAAAATCGTAATTGTAGGTGCTGCATTCAGACAGAGTAAGATTATCTTTGAATATATGGAAACAATATGGAGGAACAGTCCGATCCTAAGGAGCATCTTTACAGGGAACGAAGATGGGCCGAGAAGAGATGTAGATAGGTGTACGATACGACTTGGTGATAGTTGGACCATTGCGGTTCCTATGGGCGATGGCAGCAAGATTAGAGGTCTTAGGGCACATATTATTATCGCTGACGAATTCGCATCAATATCTCCGGACATATATGAAACAGTGGTAGCAGGTTTTGCTGCGGTATCTGCTAGTCCTATTCAGAATGTCAAGGAAGAGGCTCGTAAGAAGGCTCTAAAGGAGGCTGGCTTATGGAATCCTCAGTTGGATACCCTAGAAAAGAAAATGGGTAATCAGGCTATTATAACGGGTACAGCAGATTATAGCTTTAAACACTTTGCTCAGTATTGGAGAAGATATAAGGGGATCATAGAGAGCAAAGGAGATAAGCATAAATTAGAAGAATTATTTCAAGGAGAAGTTCCTGATAATTTTAACTGGGATGATTATAGTATTATCAGAGTACCATATGAAATGATTCCTAAAGGCTTTATGGATGATAAGCAGGTAGCTAGAGCTAAAGCTACAATTCATACAGGCATATACAATATGGAATATGCTGCATGTTTCACGAAAGATAGTGATGGATTCTTTAAACGAAGTCTTATAGAGTCTTGTGTCGTTAAAGAAGATAACCCAGTGGTTATTAATGATAAATCAATTATCTTCGATGCTGTTATCTCAGGTAATCCTAATAATCAATATATATATGGAATTGATCCAGCTTCAGAAAAAGATAATTTCAGTATTATAATTCTTGAATTACATGAAGATCATAGTAGAATAGTTTATTCGTGGACTACTAATAGAAGTAATTTTAAAGAAAGACAAAAAACAGGATTAGTTAATGAGCACGATTTCTATGGTTTTTGTGCAAGGAAGATTCGTAATCTTATGAAAACATTTCCTCCAAAGATAATTGGCATGGATGCTCAGGGAGGTGGCGTAGCTATCGAAGAGGCTTTACACGATCCTAGAAATTTAGAGAGTGGAGAACATTTAATCTGGCCTACAATTAATTACGATAAAACCAAAGATACAGATTCTCAAGTAGGACTGCATATTTTAGAACTCATTCAGTTTGCTAAGGCAGATTGGACAGCACAGGCTAATCACGGATTAAGAAAAGACTTTGAAGATAGAGTATTATTGTTTCCTAGATTTGATCAATTAACGCTAGGTTTAGCTTTAGATAAAGAAGGTAAAGATATTATGGAGGCAGATTTAACTCCACTATATGACAATTTAAGTGAATGCATATTAGAACTAGAAGATCTTAAGAATGAGCTTACTACGGTTGTAATGAGTCAGACTAGTACTGGAGCAGGAGCTAGAGATAGATGGGATACTCCAGAAGTAAAAATGCATAATGGTAAAAAGGGTAGATTAAGAAAAGATAGATATAGTTCTTTAGTAATAGCTAATATGCTTGCTCGTCAAACAAGGCAAAAATTAGCGGCTCCTAACTATGATGTTATTGGAGGTAATAGACAAGACATTATAAAACAAGAGGGAGATATGTATAAAGGACCAGAATGGTTCACAAATGATGCAAATGACGATTTTTATACTGGCATTTACAGATAAAAAGTGTATTATAAACTAATAGCATTGCAATCTTATTACGGTTAAAATATAATATGACAAAAAAATATCCAAAAAGTGACGCCATTCCAGATCAATCTCTAGAAGGTGAAGAAGCCTATGTAACATGGGGTGACGATCTATCTTCTAAACAAGCAGCTTTAAGCAAATCTTCAGAATCTATGTCTGAATATACTGCTATCGAGCATTCTCAGGGTTCAAGACGACGAGGTTTAGACTATTCTAATCTAGACACCAATACATCTGGTCGTCCAGGTTTGACCAAACTTGATTATGACTTTTTTAGACCTGACGAAGCTGTACCTAGAAAAGCCAAGGCTATTCTTAAAAAAGCTGAAGATATTTATCAAAGAGTGGGTTTGGTAAAAAATGTTATTGATTTAATGGGAGACTTTGGAGCACAAGGTATTCGTATTGTTCATCCAAATAAAAGAATTGAACGCTTTTATCAAAAATGGTTTGAGAAATGCGGAGGGAAAGAAAGAAGCGAAAGATTTCTTAATAATCTTTACAAAAGTGGCAATGTTGTTGTTAATCGTCAAACAGGTAAGTTGACTTTAAAGACAGCAGAAAAAATGTATAAGACTACTGCTAATGCAGATTTACTTATCGATACACTTGATAATACAGATACGGGGAAAAGAGAGATTCCTTGGAAATATACTTTTATTGATCCTGTGTATGTAGAGGTGTGTGCAGGTTCTTTGTCTTCTTTTGTTGTAGATAAACGATATGAATTAATTTTACCAGCAGCCTTACGCAAAACTATTAATTCTCCTAAAAGTGATGCAGAAAAAGAAGTGGTAGCCCAGTTACCTGATGAGATTTTAGAAGCAGCTAAAAGCAGAAAGAACTATCCTCTAAATGCACAGAAAGTTAGAGTCTTTCATTACAAAAAAGATGATTGGCATAGATGGGCATATCCTATGATATATTCTATTATGGATGATATCACTGTAATCGAAAAATTAAAACTTGCAGATATGGCAGCATTAGATGGTGCTATTAGTAATATTCGTATTTTTAAGCTAGGTAGTCTCGAACATAAGATAGCCCCAACCAAAGCAGCAGCTGCAAAGCTGGCTGGTATTCTTGGCAACAATGTTGGTGGAGGCACAATGGATTTAGTCTGGGGTCCAGATATTGAATTATTAGAAAGTAGAACTAGTGTACATCAGTTTTTAGGAGAAGGTAAATATGTTCCTCATTTAAATGCTGTATATGCTGGTTTAGGTATTCCTCCAACTCTTACCGGAACATTCGGAGCTGCTGGAACTACAAATAATTTTATTAGTCTAAAAACCTTAACACAAAGACTCCAATATGGTAGAGACGTATTAATAGAGTTTTGGAATGAAGAAATAAGATTAGTACAAAAAGCTATGGGTTTTAAAAAACCTGCAAAGATTGAATTCGACAGAATGGATCTTAGTAATGAGGAAAGCGAGAAATCCTTACTTATACAGTTAGCTGATAGAAGCCTCATCTCTGATGAATTACTACAAAAACGATTTGGTTTTGATCCAGAGATGGAGAAGATTAGACTAAACAGAGAAAAGAGAGAAAGAAAGTCAGATCGTATGATACCTAAATCTAGTCCATATCATGATCCGCAACCAGAAAACTCTCTTAAGAAAATAGCATTACAAAGTGGAGTAGCCACTCCGAGCGAAGTCGGACTAGAACTAGATCCTAAGAAAGATGGAGAGAAAAGTTCACTCGAAATGCGGCAAGCCCTTAAACCAACAAAGTTGGCAAAAGACTCGCCAGAGTCTTTGCCTGGTGAACCGCAGCAAGGTAGACCTAAAAACTCTAAAGACAAAGAACAGCGAAAAGAACGTACTTTCAAACCACAAACAGGAGCGTCTTTGCAACTCTGGGCGTCAGCTGCACAGGACGAAATTAGCGAAATTATTAACCCAATATTGCTTGATTTCTATGGGAAAAGAAATCTCAGAAGTTTAGGTAGTGATCAATCTAAAGAGCTTGAAAATATTAAAAGTAGTATCCTTTTCAATAGCACACCATTTTGCACAATAAATAAACAATATGTGCATGACAAATTAAATAATTTAGATAATCAACACTTGACGACTTATAGTGTATGGTTAAGACAGTTGGCTTCCGAATTAAATAAAGATCTTACTGTAGATGATCAAAAGCAGGCGAAAGCTTCTTTTTATTGCTTACTTAAAAATTAGAGGTAAAACATATGATAATTTATCCACAAGAGACAGATGATGGTTTAGCAGGTAAAATTACTGCTTCTACTACTATCTCTTATGCGTCTATTGTTGAACCAAGTGAGGTTGAGCAGAATCAGATTAAAACAAAAACATTGGCTTCTGTCGATGACGCTGATTTATATTATGTTCAGTCTATATTGGTTAGTTCATCTTGGAATAGAAATGATGACGTTTTCGATAGAGCTGAAGTTTGGGCTGCTCGCAAGACGCCTGAAGACAAACCCACAAATTTAGAACACGACGAAAATACAATTATTGGCCATATTACATCAAACTGGCCAATTGACAATGAAGGCAAAGCTATTGCTGATGATATTAGCATTGATGAACTGCCAGAAAAATTTCACATAGTTACTGGATCAGTTATATATAAAGCATTTAGTTCACCAGAGCTAAAAGAACGAGCAGAAAAATTAATTGCTGAAATTGAGGATGGTACAAAGTATGTAAGTATGGAGTGTTATTTTAAGGGTTTTGATTATGGATTAACAGATAAAGCTAGTGGAGAATACAAAGTATTAGCAAGAAATGATAGTACAGCTTATTTAACAAAGTACTTAAAAGCTTATGGTGGACATGGCGAACATGACAACTATAAGATAGGGAGAGTTTTAAGAAGTATTACTTTTAGTGGTAAGGGATTTGTTGACAAACCAGCCAATCCTGATAGTATTATTTTTAATAAACGATTAATTGAAGATTTATTAGATAAAAAAAATGACAATTTATCTAATTCAGGTGTAATAGAAAATAAGCCCACAATCAATACAGATACGGAGAATATCGTTATGAGTGAAAA